ATATTTAGCTGTTGTTGAGTTTTGATTTGTTTATTATCTACCTGATAACTAATGTCAAAGCTCTCAATACGTTCGGCAAAATCTTTTACTTTCAGTTCGTCAATCTTTTTTTCGACTTTTTGCTCAATAGCTTTTACGTCGACTATTTGTTCTTCTTGTGAAGCTTCAATTTCTTTCTTGATTTTTGTCAAATCCATTTTTACATTCTCCCTAAAATAAAATATATATCTATAAGTATATCTAAACTTTGTTATTTTTGAAATATTAGTTGATTTTTTTTTATTACTTACATTTTATTTAGTTTTATGGGCAAATAAGCTTCAATGACTAAAAAATCTGTCTTCGAATACTAAAACACGACGTTTATCTCTGTTTTATATTAGAACCTTACTTACCTGTTTATATGGGGCAAGTAAAAAAGTTCAAACAGGATAAAACGTCGTGTACGATTATTATACGGTATTCTATTTATTAGACACTGTCATGTCTAACAAGGTGTGTACCGTCGATAGTTACCTGAACGCCGGCAATAGAGCCACGATCAACGATAAAGTTTTGTGAGCTAATACGACAGTTTTGCATTGTATAGATAACCTGTTGTGTAGTAGTTCCTGGTGCACTGTCATAGATTTCTAAGTCAAATGTAGCTTTTGTCAATGCAGAAGTTGTACGAGTACTTTCAGCTTCATTTAGAACTTGTGAAGTGTTTACGATTGCTCCTTCGTCAACCTCACCTTCTGCTAAACCTTCAAATTGGGTCATATTAGCATACTGAAAAATACGTAAGAAGTTTACCGTAGCACTTACAGCGCGTCCGATAGGTACTACTTCACGTGTATCAATAAATCCAAGTGAGTCGACGCGTCCGTTGAATGTGCTTTCAGTAATAGAAATACCTGTTGCAAATCCGGCTACGTCACCTCCTATTTTTATGAGCGCTTTGGCGCCTGTAATTACGTTGAATGCCATTTTCTAAATCCTTTCTTATTGTCCATCACCAATGACAGCTGAAACTTTGATGAAATTGAGAGGTGCGATGATCGCAATCTCGTAATCTACATAAGCAGTATCATCTACAATGCTAACAGAAATATTAGCGAATTCTTTGATGATGCCACTTGAACGCTGGAATGCAAGTCTTTTTGAAACTAAATTCTTTAGCTTAGCAGCAGATCCATTTGTAACCTGTGTACCTAATTCAGCTGTAACATAGGCACGTAAGTCACGTGAAGATGCGTCAACACTTTCAAGACCACTGATTTCAACATTTTGTGTAAGGTTATCTTTACGCCATGATGTAAGACCACGAATAACTACTAAGCTGTTATTTGAGTCAAGAGCAACACCTAGTAGAGAATATTTAGCAACCAAGTTTTTATCTTGAATACTATCTCTATCGTAAGTTTCAACAGTATCTTCAATTCTTGGGAGTTTACCAGTCAAAGGAACTGCAATTCCCAAAGAACCTTGCATACACATCATGAAGAATGCCATATCAGCAACAGCTAAATCATTGGCACCGCTAGTAACATTACCTTGATAATCTTTGTATCTTGCGCCCTGAATAACAACAGAAACACGTGATGAACCAAGTGGTCTCGAATACAAAGAGAACAAGCTTGAGAGTGTTTGATTTACTGGACAAGGTACAAAACCGTTTCTCTCTTTTTGATATGAAGCACTCTCATCTAGATATGTTTTGAAATATCCGTGAGTTGTTGCATCAGTTGCTTCAACCATACAAGATGTAAAGTCTTTATTGAGAATATCTACTCTCTGGAAACAAGCTCTATAACCTGCTGCAGTTGGTGCTGATTGTGTTCCGCCTGAAAGTGTGATTTTGTTTGCATCATATCCACCAGCAACATCAGCGTCTCCCTCTAATAAGCGATATCTATCGTCATCTAGAGTGAGTGACAATGGGAAATCGCTTCCACTTTCGAGAAGAGTTACTAAAGAAAGAAGTGCTGCTGTATGTGCATGTAGCTGTGTTGTTACTGAAGCATTAGCATTATCAGTTAGAGTAAAGATACCTTCATCAAGTTGTGAAGGTAAGAAGTTGAAGTTGATAGCTTCACATTGCAAACGTGGATCTACAGCTGAGATAGCTGCTGCTAAATCATCATTTGTAGAATAATCAGCAAGTGTAAAGTCTTGGTCAACAGCATCAAATGAGATATTCAAAGTACCATCTGCAACTGTAATTGTACAGTTGTTTGCAGCTGCTTGATCATCTTGATAAGTGAATTCTAACTGGTCAGGTCCACCAGCAGTTACAGCAAACTCAAGGTTTCCATTATAACCGGGTGCTTTTACACGCAAACGATAATATTGGTCGCTTGCAGAAAGGCCTCCATCACCATTGACTGTATTTGGGTCTTCTAGGATAAAACTTACAGAGTTACCCTCGATACCAAACTTTTTTGATTTGAATGAAGCAAGACCACCAATTTCATCAGCATCAGCCTGAACTGTTGATGATACATTGATAATCGAAAGCGCGGTTGCTGGTTGTGCCCCATTGAAGGGCTCTTTGTAAATGTACTCCAGATTGCGTAAACGTGAAACGCCAGGATAGAGATCTGATACACCTAAGCCAGAGGCTCTAAATGTATGAACTTTATACTGTTCGAGTTGTGGAAAGTCACCAAAAATGGCAACTGATTTACCTAGCGCGCCAGGATTTACCAACTCATTACGTACGTCGACAACAGTCTGAGGAGCGAAAAATGTTTTTCCTCTAGAGGTTATTGAACTTGGCATAGTTTTTTTCTCCTATTATATGTCATTGTTTATTTCTGGGGTTAGATCCCAAGTTGAAAAAGTTTCTACAGAGCCTGCTATTGGGTCTGCTAGAAGTTGTCTTAGAGCACTGTATGTCAATTCTCTACGATAAACTACAACGCCATCACCAATAACGAGAAGCTTGTCAACTCTTCCACCGATTGACTCATCTGCAGGCTCTAAATCTTTTGATTTTTCGAAGTCAAGAGTTAGATATCCCATCTCAAGAAACGATTTTTTGAACACTAACAAAGAAGACTGTATTATTCTATGCAATATACGTATCTCATCTAAATCATTAGTATAGATAGTTATTTTACATTCTTGTGAAAGATACAAACCTAACTTACCTTGTGCAGAGAAATTTGACAAAGTTTGATTAGCGGCTTGTGTCTTTTCTGCCAAGCCTGTTGTTATCAACGGGAATACATTATGTTTTCTATTGTTTGATGTATCAAATTGTACATTCATCTCGACTAATTTAGCATGCAACCTATCAGCATAATCTTGTGAGACGTCATCAAAAGTCGTTCTAAAGTTTGCTATATTATCCTGATAGAATTTTATGCCATTTGTAATCGCATGAATGATGTGCAGATCGATCATCGTTTATCCCTTTCTAGCGCTGTTCTTAGCCTTCCTGAACATTGTACAGGCATAGGGGATGGAGTATCAACAGCATTCTTCAATACTCGCGTATCTCGAATTGTATGTGGATATCCGTTTACAACATATACTGGATTAGTATAGTAAGTTATCGAAGCACGAAGGCCGTCTGCGAATATGTTTATATTATTTTGCAGATTTATTGTTCCATCGGCATTTACTGTTATTAGATCTTTTCTATCAGTAGTATCTGTAACATTGCCATTAGCATCAGCAACAACCATGTTTAGAATACCATATGATATTACGCCTGCATTGAGTGTCATTGACCTGTTTATAACTGGTGAAGATAACTTTATACTAGTGAGAAGTCCATTTACTCTTTTTATTTCAAATGTTTCTCTTTTTATGATAACACTGTCTAATAGTGTGAATTGATCTCCGTAAGTAGGCAAATGTTCAGGCTCTAAAGTTATTTTTACGTCACCTTGTTGTAATACACCAAACTGTTCTACAGTCTCTAAGGCTTTGTTTTCTGTAACGATACCTCTTACTTCGATATTACTATGAAAAAAGGTACCTTTTCCATCACATAAATTGCAGCCTGTCCTACTACCTAATTTAGATACATCTATATCATTTACATTTCTAAGATCTAATCCTAAATCTGTTGTTGATTTAGTTGTACATGGACAATCAGCAGACTGTTGCCAAGACATTCTCATGCCTTTTTGTTGTAGCATCTTACGGAAGTCGTCTATTCTAAAGTCAATTCTGTTCTTTACATTATTTTGTGTTGGGACTGTTAGATCTATAGACATAGCTTACCTCTAAAATCCGGCAGCTATTTTAGGCTGTTTGTATATACTTTTTAGCCTTTTCATTGTAGCTTCCATTTGCCTTTTATAACTAAGTATACGCGCACCATAACCACTGTTAGTAGCTGAAGATGTTGTATCTATTCTTTGTTGTAATCCGTCAACTTCTAGATTGAAGTTTGCAATACCAGCACCTACAATAAGATCACCGGCAGTGTCTAGAGGTAGTGCTGCAGCAATATACAAAATAACTTTTATCATACTATCAGGAATAGTGTAATATGTTACTTCAACAAGAATTCTTCCTTGTGCACCTGCAGTATCTGTTTTTATGCTGTAATTTTCGCCATCATTACTGTTTAGTGTAATACGTGGGAGAGTAGCACCCGCTATATTACCATTTCCATCATCTAAGACTTTGAAACGAAAGCTAATCTTATCATCACCTGGGTCAGTTATTTTTATTGGAATATCAGCTCCAACAAGTTGATTTTGTTGAATAGCTATTGTTTCCCTATAAGCTTGAAATCCTGCAGTGTATTTATAATTGAAATATGCAGGAACTCTATTATATTGACCATAATTTGATATAGGGTCAATCAAAAGAGGAAGTACATTATTGAACCTAAAAGTACCAATACTTTCTGCTGTAGGGATAAGTGATACCGAGCCAAAACGAGGTGATGTTATATTTATCCAAGCATCTGGAATATCTACAGGTGAATAATTACCATAAGATATTTGTAAACTATCAACAGAACGTAAAGGCCTATAGTCTAATTGTTGACCATACCAAGCATTTCTTTGATCGTTTGATAAGTCGTGCCTCTCTGAAAGTATTGTTCTTTTCGATATAGTAATTTGTAATGCATCTTCAACAGTTGATATAGCTCCTCTAATTGCTTCCTCAAATAAATCATCTGGGAAAGGGTCGCCGTTATCTAAAGTCAAATCGATACCAGCAAGTAGAGTGTCTTTCAATAACTGAGGTGTTATTATGTCCTCTATTTGTATTTCAGCCATTTTATTACCTTTCTGGATATCGCAGTTTGCTCTGTTTACATTTTTATCCAGTTTCTATGTATTTATATATACAGTATATAAACATTTTACTGGCTTTATTCTGTTGTTTGAGGTCATAAAAAAATCCCCGCGCGGGAGAGAGGAACGCAGGGCCAAAAAATATTTTTTTTGAAAGTGGGTTCTTCCCTAGTAACGATAATCTAGCTGATATTATTTGCTAACGTTACGTAGGATGAAGTTCTTCTTTGGAACTTTTACACTTGGAGCACCAAAAAGCATAAGGAGGAACTGCTTAGCAGCGCCAACTTCTGCGAGAGGGCGACGGATAAAGTCAAGAAGACGTGCGAACTCGATAACGCTTTGATCCATCTGAGTGATGAGAACTTGGTCACAATCAAGGCGCTCAAATCCAGCATCGTACCAATCAGCTCCGATAATCTCAGAAGCTTTTACCTCACCGATAAGCTGTGCATTCTTGAGAGTTTGTGCATCGCTAAGATCGCCAGCACAACGATAGATACGTACGTAAAGAGCAGTACCAGTCTGAAGTGCAGCAAGGTTGAAGCGAGGAACTGCATCACTGTGTGCATCAACTGCAGCAGAGATGATAGGAGCACCGTAGCCAATCTTGTTTACAGGAACGAAGACATAACGGAAATCACCCTCATGTCCAGTACCAGCGCCAGTTGCGTCCCAACCATTATCAGTAACAAGGTTAGCATTGATACCTGCAACTGCTGCAGCATGCTGTGCTTGTGTACGAACGTCTTGGGTGGTGAAAGGAGCAGCTGCTGCTACTAGAGGAGAAGAAGCTGATGCATTGCTAGCAGACTGTGATGAAGGTGGAGCAAGACGACGGCTAATGAATGGAGCAGCTACAACAGGAACTGGTCCCATAGGTCCCATAATGTGGATACGAGGACCAGCACCAACAGTGTGAACGCCCATATCACCTTGATTTACGAGAACCATGCTATCATGACGACCGTTTTGTGCACTATCAGCGATAAGCTTGCTGTATGCCTTAGGTGACATAAAGATTGCATCAGGATTACCGAAACGAGGAGCTGAGTAAAGCTCACCGAGTACTTCGTGAAGTTTAGCACCGGTAAGTGATGCGCCAGCTAGGTCTTCTTGGTTATCAGAGAAGTCACGACCGAAGATGAATGGGTTACGAACACCACTATCACCACGCTCGATTTGCTTCATGATACCATCAAATGCTAGACCATTTACATCCTCGTCACCGTGGAAAAGCTGAACTTCCATTTTACGAAGAAGGCTCATTGTTCCGCGCTCGGTCTCTTCTGCAAGAGCGTCTGCGTTAGGTCCAACGATACCAACGAGAGTAGCAACGTCTGAAACGCTGCGCTTCTCTGCCATATATTTGATCTTTACTGACTTGCGGTCATATTGTGAAGCAGATGCTCCGAAAGAACTATCTCCGCCACCTTCAGCGATGAATGGATCTAGATCCTCACCGTGGTCACGAATTACTGCATACTCGTGGAGAGTGTTGCTAACCTGAACTTTAGGAAGCATAGGCCAAAGAGCAAGGTCACGCATGGTGTTTGCTGCAGAAGCAAGAGTACCCTCGATAGATTGAGGAACGATAGGTGCAAGTGAACCACCACCTACAGAAGAGCCGACACCACTTTGGTAGCCAACTTCGCTGTTTTTACGGAGTGAGTCGTTGAGGCGTGTCAATTCATTGACAGTAATATTTTCATTGATTTGTGGTAACATATTTATAATCTCCTTAGAAAGTTACTTTATCTAATGATACACCAGCCTCAAGACGAGAAACTGCTTTGAAAAGCTGGGTTTTGCGGTTGTAATCAGTAGTTGTTTGAAGTTCGTTTAGTGCTTTATTGATGAGGTCTTGACGAGTAGGAGCTGGAGCTTCAACAACCTCTTCTACTACATTTTCGTCCTCGTAAACAACAGTAGCAGATTTTTGCATAGGCTCGTTCTCAAGCTCTTCTACTTTCTTTGAAAGAGCTTCAGTTTTCTCTTCTACAGACTTAGCAATCTCTTCTGCTTTATCATTTACAGCTTTTTCGATTTCCTCTTTGGTAGGGATTTGAAGAGCTGCAATGCTTTCGTTGATAGCATCAAGTTTAGCTGAAAGAGTTTCTACAGTTTTAGCAAACTCTTCAAACTTAGCAACTTGTGCAGAAATGAGGGTATCAGCATTTTTAGCAATTTCCTCACTTACTTTTGCGTCATTATCAAGACTATTCTTGATATCGGCGAGAATTTCTTCGACCTTGTTTGTGTCTACGTTCTCCATTTTATTTTCTCCTATAAAAAATTAGTTTTTATTTGATGACGAATAAAACTGTGGAGAATGTACTACACAACTCCAAGTTTCTCTAGCAAACTAAATAAAAGTATATGATATAACTATCATATTTTTACAATATTTATTTACTTAGCTGTGCTTTTTTTAGTTTGATGTCGGAAAGACTGATATATCTATGTGTTTTATGAGACATATCAGCTTTATTTATGTATTACTTTTTTAGTGTTATTTTTTGTAAAACTGTAGAATATAGTTTTTTACTAGTTTTTCATTCATTCCAGCTTTTAGTAAAGAAGATACAATTGACTTCATTGAATAATCTTCAGAAGCCATTTCCTCGTCGTCTTCTAAACTTTGAGGCTGAATTGCAGACATATCAGACATTTTCTTGTAATCACACATTTTGTGATACATCTTAGAAAGCATATCGTGTAACATACTCATTACTTCTGGATCTTTTAGTTCTGGATATTCTTCAACAATATCCTCTAACATATCCTCAATACTTTCGTCTTCCTCGTCTTCATCTTTCTCTAGTTTCATATACATTTTCTCGTACATCTTAGAAAGCATATCAACAAATCTCTTGTATCTATCATAATCCATAAGATCGTCTTTTACAGCTTTATCCATATTTGCATCTGTACGATAATCATCATCTCTAGTTTGTGAAGGAGGCTCAACACTATGTGGTGCTACAACGCTTTCCTCTTCTAGACTTTCTAAATAATCAGGATTTACATCCTTACCTAGAGGTCCTTCTTTCATTTCAATGTCTAGATAATGATATGCTGCTTGCATATAATCACATGCTTTGATAATTTTTGCTTGGCACCATTCAGGAAGATCTGCATCTTCTGGAAGCATAGAAAGTAATTGTACCATCTTGCTTGAATATTCTGCTAGCAATTTAGATTTATCTAATGACATAGGAACGTCATTGTATTCATCACTCTTATTCATAGTTTCAGTTTCCTTATTAGCTAATATGTTTTTTACTAAAGCAACAGTGCTCTCAGGATTTGCAGGTGTATGTGTTAGGCTGATATTTAGTACTTTTGCGCGAGTAACAATATGTGGATTTCTTTTATCACGTGCTAATACTTGACCTTCAATACTAAAACCTAAGTTTCTTCCGCTGTTTGTATTCTTCATTACAGAAATATTTTCCATCAAATCTTTTACGATTTGTTTATCTGCATACAAAATACCTTCTATTTCAGTTGCTTTTTTGCCATTATGTGAAACTTTAGAGATTTTTTGTGGTGCTCCTAGAATATATTTAGGGTCATTCTTGTGGTCATAATTGAAATGTCCACTTTTTAGTGCATAACTAAAGTCTAGACCATCCTGAAGAATGATTTCGTCGTGTTGATCGACGTGCTCTGTTGATGCAATGCCTTTGATAAAATATGTTTTACCATCCTTAGACATTATAATGTTAGATTTTTCGAGTGGGCGCCAATGCGCAAAAACTTCCAGTTTACTCATCGATATTCCTTTCAAATTGGCTGTTTAGCGCCTCATGAAGAGGCATACCTTGTTCGAGTTTATTTCGAAGTGCTTGTAAAGCATAGCCGCCAACAACATGCCAGTCAGCTCTTCGAGGATTATACTGTTTCTGTATGTCAAATGCTTTATTTAGTTGGCTCAAACGTACATTATTAGCTGCAATAGCTTTTGCAATTCTACGTGATTTGCCTGTTGGATTGCCTTTTAGTTTACTTTTTTTATAAGATTTTAGAGACTGTGCACTAATCTTTATAATAGCATCACCAATTGATATCGCAGATGTTTCCTGTTTTGTCTCTGTTTGAACTTCTTGCTCAATAGGTATATCAACCAAGTTCTCAACAAAAGTTTTTTCTGGCTTTATATGGTGTTTATCTCTGGCTTTTTGTAGCAATTCAACAAATGACATAATATCTCTCCCTGATATTTTATATTTCTATTTCTTGTCTAAGATCGTCATAATAACGCTTAGCTTCTTCCATATATTCTCTATCACTGTCATTTATAACAGCGACAAAGTCAGAAGATGATTTTTTGGTGTTTTCTAAATGTTCTTCCCATAAATCCCTATCAGCTGTTCTTTGTGTTTTACCACCAGTAAGAAACGAATAAACTCTGGCTTTTGACCACTGAACAGATGTGGCACCGGGTCTATGACTACCTTCCCAAGCTCCAGCTCCACGTTCCCAAACTTGTTCGATAATTTTTCTAGAAACACCACTAACTTTAGAGGCTGCTCTGATAAATTCATCTTTGCCCGGCTTTTTCATTTCTTCTCTAACTTCTTCAGCTAGTTTAGTTCTAGAATATTTACTGGGCTTAGTTTTTACTTTATCATCACCAGGAAGTGGAGAATAGTCAGGTTTTGGATCTTTCTTTCTCCTATCCATTTCCTTTTCTCTAGCTTCTTTATCTTTTTCAGAGAGCTTAGCTCGTGCTGCTTTTAGAATATCTGTAAACATATTATTGCCTATAGATAATATTTCGACTTATAAACTTTATCAGCCTGAAGGTGTAATACATCGTACCAATGCATTATTTGGTCGTCTAATTCTTTTAGGTTTTTCATTATTCTTTTTCCATTCTTTGGTCTACTTCATACAATAATTTTTCTGCCCATATTCCACCTGGGTGTGATGCCCAAATTTGGAGTGCAGTCCAACCATTGTCTTTCCAAGGTGTATCTTTCCACTCTTCTTTTACGCCACCATTCTTTTTATGGCGTACCCAGAAAGAATACATTCTCTCAACAATATTTAGTGATAGTTTTTCACCATTAGCGAGTTGTGTAGCGCGGCCCCAGCCAACACGTGTTCCACCTCTAACTTCATCACCATGTTCCTCACGTAAATCTAGAATATTCTGTGCTATTTCTTTTAGCTCATCAGGAACTTCAAAAACAGCGTCATCATCA